ATGGCACTCAGTGACATCAAAATCCGGCATGCGAAGGCAACTGGCAAGGCCATTAAATTAACAGATTCCAACGGGCTGTATTTGGAGGTGAAACCCAACGGTTCGAAGCTCTGGCGGTATCGTTATCGAATTGACGGCAAGGAGAATGTTTTCGCGATCGGCGACTATCCGGCGGTCGCACTGCAGTCGGCACGGCAGCAGCGTGACGCAGCGCGAGAGTTGGTCAAGCAAGGCATCAATCCGGCGCACCGACGCCAAGCCGAAAAACAAAAGGCCGTCGACGAGAGCCGGGAAACCTTTCGTACCGTTGCGAACGAATGGCTCGAGAAAATGAAGCCGCGCTGGTCGGACCTGCACTATGAACAGATCAAAACCGTACTCGCGGCCGATGCCTATCCCCGAATCGGTCATATGGCGATGCGCTCCATTACGGCGAGGCAGATTCTCGACATCGTCCAGCGGGTAGAAGCTCGAGGCGCGCCGACTGTCGCAGTGAACCTGCGTACCTGGTGCTCAGCCGTGTTTCGCTATGCAGTGGTGACGCTGCGCGCAGATAGCGATCCCGCTGCCGTGCTCAAAGGCTCCGTGATACGTCCGCACCGCGAGACTTCACGAGCACTCAGCGTCGAAGAGTTGCAGGCCCTGTCCGCGAAGCTAGACGTGTATGGCAACGCGCGGACAAGAATCGCTGTGCGTCTGCTGATCCTGTTTTTTGTCCGCACGGTCGAGCTGAGAACCGCAGAATGGGACGAGTTCGATGAGGACGCAATGGAATGGCGGATACCGGCGTCAAAGATGAAGAGCCGCCGACTCCACATCGTTCCAATTTCGCGGCAGGCAGCCAAACTGCTCCGTCAGTTGCGCGTCCTGACCGGCAAAGGGGATTATCTCTTTCCCCGCCAGCGCAAGACAGGCACGCAGCCGTATATGAGCCGCTCTACGATCAATCATGCAATTGAATATATGCTGCCCGAGCATCCTGAACCGATAACTGCACACGACTTTCGTGCTACGGCTGCGACGCACTTGCGTGAAATGGGCTGGAAGGACGAGCTTGTCGAAATGCAACTGGCGCACCTCGACGGGAACACTACGCGAGCAGCCTACAATCACGCAAAGTATCTTCCTGAGCGCCGAAAGATGATGCAAGCCTGGTCCGACTGGATTGAGCGGTTGGTCGCTGAATCAGAGGCTCAGGCGCCCGTCGCCGCGTAACCGCCGGCACCTGCTGGCAGGCGGAATGCGAAAGCATTCCGCCCAAGCGGGTTCGTCATGTTCAGGCGATAAGCCGCAGTTTAGAGCACCCTCCGGCCTTCCGACTACCATACCTCGCGATCACGGAAGCGACGATTCACTACTTCATCAGCACGATGAATTCCAAATATAAATCAATGAGATGAAACGCACGAGGGCAATTTTGGCACCGAAGTGGCACCACTGACAAAACGACTCGCCAGCCCTGACGATGAGGCGACAAGGGCTGCAACCGTGTTCGACTTGCCGACGCCGGCCTTAGACGAGAAGGTTGCGTGTATTTTGAGGCGGGCGGGGAGTTCAAAAAGCGAGTCTAGACGCCGGACAAAGACGCCTTCCGGCGTTTAAATCGACGCAGTCCCGCCTCTGAACGCGTCGAACGAACGCAAAATGCAACCACCGGTTTTCCCGGTGGCTTACCGCTGGTTGAGGTCTTGAGACTCAAGGTATGCCAGCGTGCGTACCCCAAATGCGAGCAGAGTTCCTAGGCTCTTTAGTTGGCATACGGGTCGGTTCTCTTGAAGAACTCAAAGCAGACTAGACTCATTGTCGGGAGTAAGGATTCGTCAACCGTCAACACTCCGTTCGCCGTTATTTCCATGCTCCGCGCAACACCATCAAAGTGGAATTCTACCGTAGCCTTTTCTACTATTGATCCGTCCACGTCAACAGTTTGCGCGAGGTCTGCAAAGGCGTCCAATGCTGAGACGACTTCCACACGAGCGGTGGACTGCCCGGCAAGCTTCACTTGACCGACGCGTATTTTGCGGATTCTGAGCAAATGCACGTCGGGCATAGTCTTGACGACATCGACAAAGCCTTTTACCTCTACTGTTATCGGAGCAACAGCAAGCCCGAAGCCGACCGCGTCCGCTAAGAATTGAACGAAACTTCGAAGGTTCCTCGGAGGTGATGCGACGCGCAGCAAGAAAGTCCCTTTCGCCACCCGATACACCACGAACGAGAAGATCGCGAATCTTCGCACCTCGTTTCGTATCTCCTCCCCGAACGGATCGACGGAAACTTCAGTTTCGACAAATTCCTCAATGAACTTGCCTTCTATATGTTTGCGAGTTACCGACAGCATCTCGAGACCAGATGCCGCACCCCTGCGAAACTGCTGCTTAGACAGCACCTCCGCAAGAGCCTCGAGTGTCCCCTGCGTAGATAGCTCAAACCACTTTGTCTTTATCATTTTTAGCCGCCGGTTCCTTTTTGGTTAGGCTTTTCGGAGCCGTAGGAAGGGAAGCACGCGCCGCTGCCTCGATCAGTTTACTAAGTTGGCGATCTTCGTCGTGGGTACATTGTGTCCGGCCCATTGCATATTGCTTCGGAGAAATATACGCATAATAGCCTCGAGGTAGGTACGAGAACCGCGTGCACGTTTCCGGTTCGGAGAACTGCGCCTCGAATTCGTACAAGTCCGAGTCTATTTCCGAATTTCTTGTCGCCTGCCATACGATTTTGGAAATGTAGAAGCCACGCTGCACCAAGCCCAGCAATTCAGTCGATAACAGCACCCCTTCGCCGCGAAGAGATGCGCGAGAAATATGTATTCCGAGTTCGCCGTCCTTCTTACCCGGCTCGTCGGAGTCTTCGCTTTCTGTGTCTTTGTTCTTTGGCTTAAACACATAAACGTCAGTAACATCGTGTCGTTTAAAACCCGTCATGGAACCTGTAAGGTCCGAAAAGAACTTTGAGCGTTTACTGGCCTCCGGCTCTGCTTCAAGACTGATCTCGTCAATTTCCAAACCACCGCCGATTTGCGCGTCAACGTTAGATAGCAACGAACGACACCACCCATCGACCTTATCATTTTGCGGACCTCGCAAAACCAATACGCCATTCAATTCTTCGACTGTCAACACTGCATTTCGATTTACGATCTGCTTAAATTCACTTTTGTCGAAGTGCATCGTTTTATACCGAACGGAAATTTGCAGGGTATCGTCAGCCTGATATGACATCGTCGCAGAATCGCCTTCTTTCTGTATCCGCTCGATGACTGCGTGGGCCGCAGCCTCGAAATTGTCCATCGTCGCTTTCGATACTACCCGAAACGAAGCAAGCCGCTCAGTCCGCGCTTTCGTCCCAAATAGTTTGGCTAGCAATTGGAAATCGTTGTAGTCATGCAAAAGCCGGGAAAAATGAGTGGCCAGCACCTCGCGGGAGGTATGTCGCGAAACTATCATTCCACGCGATAGGAAAAGCCGTCTGAGATCAGCTTGAGTTACCTTGGCTTGAGTTAGAGCTTCAAATAATGCTTTGTCGCTTGCGCTGTAGATCGATCCTGTTTTCACTTTTCCTCCCGATCCCATTTAATGTCTTCTTGTGAAAACGTAGTTTTTCTTACCTCGATCAGTTCTATTTCTATTTGCTCGAGCCGCTTCTTTTTATAATCATCGAATTTCCAGTCACTTACATACATTTCTATCGCCTTCTTGAAGCTGCTTCTAATACTTTTCGCCGGGTTAGGGTGAGCAACACGGATGCGTATCGGATGGGCGCCGTCTAAGATCTGAAAACTTGATAATGTATCAAAAAGATACATAAATTCGAAATGCGTAATTCCGGGACGGTTGTAATAAACGACAAATCCAGGCGGAAACTTCTCTTCAACCACGCCATTTATTTCGCTATACTTCTTAACGGCTCCATGCTCAATGATTAAATATGGACCCGCAATCATTTCTATTGTTGCCGCCCGTGACGGCTTACTGCCATGAGTCTTATGGAGCTTCAAATCAGGATAATGAAAAAAATAATCCTTTTCTGGAAAGGTCCCCTCCGTATGCAGCCTCTGAGAATCGCCGATGATCGTCGTCATATACGTAATCAACTGAGGATCTACGATATGCAAAACTTGATTTGCTTCGACAGGCAAGGTTTCCGTTGTCATGCCGACGTCTTCGCCGATTGCAACGTCTTTCGGCTTCGCTTTTTTGTCTTCGAGCATCAGCATAAAATCACGATCATATTCGGCGTCGTGGTTGTATACAAATAGCATTCCGCGAATTTCAGATAGCTCGTCTGTTAATTCATACCGAGTACGCCAGTCTTCGCTTACACGGGCGCAGTCAATTGTATGTGCGAGAGAACGTAAGGCGGCCCTCACGCTGCCGGAAGAGATTGATCCTTTAGCGTAACTTTTAAGGTCCGTGTTTAATAAAATACGCAGCCCCAGATATGGATCAATGTAACTAAATACCACATCGACAGGGTGTGTATGATCCCCCTTCTTTCTGGGAGAGTGCTTATCTTTTTTCACGCAGACAAAATTCTGGTCCATCACAGGGACTCGGTCCCACTTAAACCAGTCAAACAACTCCTTTGATGCTTTTTCTGCAAGCCGTGCAACCCCATCAGTTTCCCCGCCGCTCATTCGACCCTCGCGCTGTTTTTTGTGTTAGACAAGTGGTTTTGCTCTTTTAAGCGAACTTTCCGCGCCGTGATGATAACTTTCTGTTCATATCTCCACAACAATGCGTACTGGCAACAGCGGGTATCGGGTTCGAGCGAACGGCTGGAGTTGCCCCAATCGCGGCGTACGGACGGTACAACCGCCCTACTACCTGCCAAAGCGGCTTTGAGTGGTGGCACACGCACTTTAACCCCCGAGTTGGGTCGACTGATTTCTCGAGGCTGCACGAGCACTGCGACTGCAAAAGAAGGTAGATAACGCGCATGCCAAAAAGCATGAAATGACTCCTCGCAGCCTCTTCGGGCCGAGTTTGCCGTCAGCGACCGCCCTGCGCGCCTGCCGCATCCACGTCACCACATGCCCGCAGTTTGGATACGAGCGGACAATGTCTTCCGGCCGAGAAAACCGGGAACCGGGCTTACTGAGCACTCGGGGTCGTGCGCCCTTCCTCCAGGCGCGCGGTACTCGGGTCCGATCGCGACACCACCGTATCCGGCGACACCGCGAATTGTGTAATCGCCGCCGCTTGCTTGTCCGCCCGCGAGGACGATCCAAAGAAGTACTCCTTCGAGCCCAGCACCATCGCGATCAGAATCCCGAACAGCGTATCGAGCGCGCGCATCACGCCATCGTCGACCCGGATCTGTCTCGCGGCAAGCAAGAATTCCAGACCGATCACAGCAAACAGCGCGACTGTGTACATGTACGCAAGATTGCGAGCCGTGTGATCGTGCTCGGTTCCCGCGAAGTTGCGCGCGCTCGCGCGATCGTCGGCGGCCACCTTGTCAGCTTGCACCTGAACGCCCGCCATGTTCTCCGCATGCGTGAAGCCGGCCTGGCGCATCTTCAGCGCGAAATCGTCGTCCGCCTGTTTGAGCGCGAGCAGCTGCTCGGGCGTCACTTGCTGGCCGGTCAATGCCGCCTCCACGGCGTCCACCGAACCGTCGGACAGACCCAACTTGCCTGCGATCGCCGTCGCGGCCATCGCGGCAATACCCGGCACACCACCGGTGAGCGCCGTGACGAGCCAGGGCGCTACCGTTTTCAGGAAATCCATCATGCGCTCACCCCCAAGGCACGATTGAGTTGCCAGCCGTATTCGAACGTTTCGTTCTCGACGCGCTTTTCGGCACACTCGATGTAATAGACGGACTGCTGCGCGCTTACCATGCCGAGCAGCACACGATGTCCCTCCGCGCCACGCGCGGCGAGAAATGCCTTGAGCGCCGCAATCGTCATCGCGCCAATGCCGCCGTCGACGACCAGGTCCGGAAACGCCCGCCCAGCCTGATTCTGTACATTCAGCGCACGCTGCAGGAATCGCACACCGGTCGCCTGCCCCGCGTTCACGCCGATGTCGAATAATTTGTCGGCCAGCGCGGGCGACACTGCATCAACCAGGTCGAACTTCGGCTGCAGCCAGTACCGGCTCCTGTAGATCTGGATGGCGGTCGCACGTGGCAGCTCGCGCATCGGGCCCGCATAGCCGAATGCGCGCGCCACGGCGACCGTAATCCCCCACATGGTTTCGCCGCCGGCGTCCGCCGCCTGGTTCGAATACGCGCCCTCGCGGCCGATCAGCGCATCGATTTTCTCGTCAAGCGTCATTGCTTCGTTCCTTTTGTCATGGTCTGTTCCAGCACCTCAAGGCGCTGCTGCTGCAGGCGGTTGAGGATGTCGCCTTCGTTGATATGCGTGAACACCCAAACGATCGAGCCCACCATGAAGGTCTGCACGATGCCCAGCACCACCCCGAGCACCCACATCGCGCCCTTCGCGGTGTTCTTCATCGCCGCGACCCGGTCGTCCACCTCGCCGATCCGCTCCTCAAGCGCTTCACGCTCCTTCTTGCCTTCGTCCACGCGCCCCCACAGCAGCTCGATGTCTTTGCGCGCGTTCTGGTTGTGAATAGACATCTCCGCAATCGCGCGATCGAGGGCCGCAACCGGCTTGACGGAGCTCTTGATGTCTTCGACGCTGGTCGCCACGCTGCGCAATTGCTCGCCGAAGCGTGCGATCTGTATCGCCAGGTCGTTGTTGTGCTGGTCACCCATCGGCTCGCCCGTTCCCCAAATAAAAAACCGCCCAGGCGGGCGGTTTGCGCAAAGTTGCTTTGATGCGTTATTTCGACGGTGCGGGCACCACGAGGTTGATCCGCTTGCCCTTCCTTTTCTCGTGCCCGACCTTCGCCTTACCGGTGTTCCCGGCGTTGAGCTCGACACGTGTCTCCCAACTGCGGCCCGCGTAGTCGTGTGTCACCGAGTCGATCAGGAAGTCGCCGTCCGCCTCCTTTTTGAAGCCCTTGAGTGTGACCGTCTTCTCGGCAGAGAAGTCGGCACGGCCCTGCATGAGCATCGTGCTCTTCGCCGTGTGATGATTCAGCTTCTGCAGACGGGCGTTTGCCGCCGCCTTCGCGGCCTCCGAGCTGGCGAACGCATGCCGCTCGGTGTGCACGGCGGAGGCGCCCTTCGGGGCGTCCGGATTCGGAATGACGAGGTCGATTTTCTTGCCGGTCTTCACGTCGTGCACCTTGGTGCGCACCGCGGCGAAGCTGGCGCGGTCGGCAAAGGTGATCTCGTAGTCGAGCAGCATGTTCGGCGTGAGCGTGATCGAGGGCAGCGGCAACCCGCTTGCGCTCTTGCCCGCACCGCGGCCCGCCACGATGAGCTTGCCCGCCTTCACGGTCGCGGTCGCCCCGTGCTGCCGTGACAGACGCGTGATGAAGTGCAAGTCGCTCTCACCGAATTGATCGGCGCGTGGCACCACCACGTCGATCGCGCACGCCGGCGTCCAGTGGTTCCGACGCGCGACGTCGCCGACAATGTCGGCGAGCTTCCCATTTTCCCAACTGCCATAGCGATGCGTCTTGGAGGTCGCCCGCATGTTCGCGGGCCGGCCCCGAATCAGGACCGAGGCGGGCGGCCCTTTGAGCGAAATCTCGTCGATTGCGTACTCGCCGAGAAACGCCAGGCCCTGCCCCTCCCATCCGAGCGAGACCTTGAGCGTGGCACCCTTGGGCGGAAACTCGATCTTGCCGTCGCGATCGTCGAGCTCGATCTCGCACTCGTCGGCGTCCAGCCCTGGCTTGTCGATGGTGTGGATGCGCAACACGCGATCCTGAATCACCCTTGTGATGTCATCGCCATTCGCGATGATCTGAAAAATTGCCCTCATCAATGCTCCCCGATCTCACCCTAGGTCCACAACTGCACAGGCTCGTAGCGAGGCGCCTCGACGTCGGGCAGCGTGATGAGGATGCCGGCTGCGAACGGCTGGTCCTGCGCAGCCAGGCCCGGATTGGCCTCGTACACGGCCTCGACCATCCCGGTCACTGAGCCATACACCGCGTAGCAGATCTCGTCGAGCACGTCGCCCTCAGACGTTCTTATAGTCTTCGCCATAGCGGCCGAACTCCAGGCTGAAGGTCTGTTTGCGCGGGGCGCCGTCGGACATCAGCGCCTCCTGCTCCTCGTCGATGCCCTGCAGATACCAGCGCCCGAGCACTTCGCCATAGCCGGTCGTGAGCAACACGGGCACCATCTTGTCGCCGATCGCCCGCAGTGCGTCGAGCTGCTTGGCACCGGGGCCGGATGCCGCGAACACGACGCCCGAGAGCGTGATCGTCTCGCCGCCCTGACTGACCGCCTGCAGCGCCTCCTGACGATTCAGACGCTCCTGCGAAGCGACCTTGTACCGGGTTGTGCGCCGCAGCCGGTCGAAGGCCGCGGTCGACAGGTTGAAGTGGAACGTATCGCCCGCATCGGATGTCAGCGTCATCAAGTGAGGTGTTGCCGTCGACGCCCCATCGAGCAGCCCGGAGAAGAGCGAACCGGCCGCCGTCGATGTCGCGGCAGACCCCAGTGACGGCGTCTCCTTGATGCCCGCAAGTGCATTGAACTTGGTACGAACGTCGCCCAAGGCGCGGGTCACGGTATCGGCCGCCGATTTAATCATCGGGTGGCTCGACGCATTGGCCAGCTTCAGGACGCTGCCGACCGATGACTGAACGGCGTTGAAGCTGCGCACGACGGTGCCGACCTTCGGCATCGTGTCGCTTGCTACCGACAATGCGCTGCTCGCACCGGACAGCAACTCGCCGGCGTTCTGCAGATTGCCGGTTGCGAGCTTCTGCAGCACGGCGACCGTGTTGGCACTCGCCGGACGGTTACGCGCTTCGACGCGGCTTAACTGGCGCGCGCGCTCGGTTGCGATACTGGCCTGCGTCGCAGCCTGCGTGATGTATCTCTCAAAGTCCAAAGCATCTCCTACAGGTGGGGCGAATCGAACATCGCCGAGCGATTGTTTTTGGCGAGCTCGTCTTTCATCATGCGCTGCAGCTGCGGCGACACCTTCGCAAGAAAGCGATCGGCCGCATCGCTGCTCGGCTCGCCCTGCATCGTGACGTGAAAGACGGGCGCAAAGGTGTTCTGCTGCTCGACCTTGGTGAACGGCTTGTCAGCGCCAAGCGGCTTGGCAAGCGCTTTTGCCTGCGCCACCGCATTCGCCGCGGATGGCTGCGCGCCCTCGGGGCGGACGAATGCCCACTTCGCGACCGCGCCGAGCGCCTTTTCGCCCGCAAACGCGCCCACCGCACCGCCGGCGAGCCCGCCCACCGCCGCGCCGATCGGTCCGCCGAGCGCACCGATCATGGCGCCGACCTTCGCGCCCAGCACACCGCCCGCCAGGCTGCCCGCAATGCCGCCAAAACCCTTGGCTTTCTCCGCCCGGCCGTCATCGCTATTCGCGACCGCGTACGCGTTTGTCGCGGCCATGCCCAGCTTGACCACCGTGCCCGCCATCGCGAGCCGACCCGCGTACGGCATCACCCGGCCGACGATGCCGCGCGCGGCGCCCGCGATACGGGCTAGCCGTCCGCCCTGAGCGGCGGCTCCGCCAGCAGCGGCACCCGCAGCGCCGAGCTCACCGGCGACGGCTCCCGCAGCACCGGCGGCACCGCCCAGGCCACCACCGCCGGAAAGATTGACAACGAATACGCGCTGCACCCCAGCGGCTGCCACGCCACCCAGCGCCTCAATAGCGCGGCCAACCGGGCCGGTCGGCCCACCCTTGCCTCCCCCACCAGCAGCGCCACCTGCGCCACCGCGTCCGACCAGAATCGCACCGCGAGCGATATCGACCGTGCCGCGCCCGATCTGGAACAGTGACTTGGCGCCCCGATAGGCAAGGAGGCCCGCCGCGAGACCGGCCACCGCCATCGTTGCCTTTGGCGCGGCATCCGTCACTTTGGCGAGCCCTTCTCCAGTCGCCTTCGCCGCATGTCCCGCCGTATCCGTGACGGGTCGCAGCGCATCGCCGATGCTGCGCATCGCGTCGTTCCATTGCTGCCCGACCTCGCTCCACACCTGCTTCGATGCGTCGCGGCGATCGGCCAGGTCCTTCGCGATCTCGCCGCTCGCCTGCGCGGAATCCTTCTTGAGTCGCTGATACAGATCGGCGTTCTGCAGGTACGCGGTCAATGCGGCCTTCACCTGCATATCGTTGAAGAGGTCGCCCGTCTTCATCGTGTCTTCGAACGCCGCGATCTGCGCCCGGCGTTTGGCGGGATCCGCCTCGCTGTTTATGCTCTTCGCGGCGTCGGCGAGTTGCTTCGCCTTGGCAGGATCGGTGCGTTCAATGTACGCGCGAGCCAAAACGAAGGAAGCCTCGAGAGTCGACCACCCCTTGCCGATCGCCTCGCGCATCTTCGCTTCATAGTCGACGCCGGCCTTCCTGTAGTTGTTCGCGGTTTCATTGGATCCGATCTTCGAAAACCAGTTTTTCAGGTTGTTCGCCGCTTCGTCCGCTGTGCCGGCCGTCTTCATCTGCACCTGCAGCATTGCGCCGAGCTGCGTCACCGAGTCCTGCCCGGTGATGCCGATCTTCTGCATCTCAGCGAGCAGCACCGGAAACCAGCGAGCCATGTCCGCCGACTCGAAGGAGCCCGCCTTGCCGAGAAACGCGATCGCCTCGAGCGCCTTACCCATCTGCGCGGGGTCCGTGATCCGCGCGTTCTGCTGCAGCGCCTGAACCATCCGGGCGGTCTCGACGCTCGTCGCGCCCTGGCCAACGGAGAACTTCGCCACGAGCGGCGCCAGGTCGAGCGCCCGGTCCACCTCCATACCACCCGCGACCATCTGGTTGACGGCCTCGGCGAGCTCATTGCGATCGATGCCGTTGGCCGTTGCGTCACGCCGGATCCGGCCGGCCATTGACGCCTCTTGCTCCGTGCGCGCGATGCCGGCCTTAATCGCGATGTCGCGGATAATCGCCTGATAGTTCGCCGAGATCGTGGCGGGCACCGCGACGGCAGCGGAGAACTTCACCGCATCACCGATCGCGCCGCGCACGCCCTCGCGGCCGGCGGCGATCCGCTCCCGACCCGCCGCCTTCAAGTCAAGCCCGCGCGCTGTGCGGCCAAGCCGCTGATACGCACGATCGAGCCGATCGACTTCGATGCCAGCCTCACGCAGCGATCGCAGGTTGGTGTCGATCTTGCGGCGAATGCCGTCGGCTGCTTTGTCGCCGGCTGCATGCAGGCGCCGAAACTCGTCCTGCAGCTTGATCGTGTCACCGATCGTGCGTCGCCAAAGCCGCGTGTCGCTTGCTGTCTTCTTCAGACCGACAATGCGCGAGCTCGTCTCGGTGACGGCCTTGCCAAACGTCGCCGATACGGCCCCGCCGATGACAATCCCGAGCGCGATATCATTTGCCATCCCATCTCCCGTTCGTTAATCCGTCAGCCACCAGATCACGTCATCGAGCGTCAGCTCGTCAATGTCAGACGGTGACATCCGAAGCTCGATCAGCAGGCGCCTCACCAGTTTTTTGAGCGTCTGCGGACTGATCTTGGCGAGGGGTGCGAAACCGAAAGTAGGCATCCTGCAAGCGGTGATAGTCGTCCAGATCCATGCCCTCCAGGTCGCTCGGCGCGACCTCTGCCAGCGCCGCGAAGAGCGCGAGTTCCTGTCCGTCTTCATCCCCCGCCGCCACCTTCTGTGCCGCGCGCATATCGCGAACCTTCGGGCGACGCAGCGTCAGGCTGTCGCGCACGACGCCGTCGAATGCTGTCGGATAGTTGAGCTTGACCGTTACCGTGTCCATCAGAACCTCAAATAAGAACGGCGGGCATTGCGCGCCCGCCGTGATGGTGAAAAGTGACTTTGCAGCGGGTCGCGTCGGGCCCCCTTACAACGGTGCCGCAGTTCCGCCCTTCACATGCCGATCGCTTTGCGAATCTCCGCCAGCTGATCGACCCCGTTGATCATGCGCACCATGCCGAGCAGATCGATCTCGTGCACCGCCGCCCCGTCAATCTCCAGCTTGTAGTAGCTCAGAGAGACCGTGTACTTCGCCTCCGACTTCTCGCCGGCCTTCCAATCACCCGGATCGATCTCGGAGAGCATGCCGCGAAACGAGGCAGCGGCCGACTTGGTCTTGCCCTTCATGTCCCTGAACGCCCCGCGAAATACACCGTTGAACGCGGTCGCATCGGCCAGGCCGAAAAAGTTCAGCACCTCACGCGTCATCGACGCCATCGCGAACGCGGCGTCCATCGCTTCCATGCCGAGGTCCATCTTCACGGGGCCATCCATGCCACCACCACGGTGCTCATCGGTCTTGATCTTGAGCTTGGGCAGCGTCACCGAGGTCGACAGGCCGGCGAAGCCCTTACCGTCGACGTACAGGTTGTAGTTTGAAAGTGTTTCCGGAATCACACGTCACCTCTCAGGTGTTGGGTTCAACGTTGGTTTCAGTGGTGCTGTTACGGCTGGCCGTCGAGCACTTCGGTCAACCACTGGTTCGTGATCTCGAAACGGAAGATCGGGTTTTCCGCCGGAGGGACATCCGTGAACCGAATGTTCCAGTACACCTTGCCCTGCTCCAGCTGCGAGGCCGTATTGAGCTCCGGATCCGCATACACCTCAAAGTTGATCAGCGCACCCTGGTTCTTCAGATCGCGCATGAACGCCTGCAAGCCCTTCGTTACGTCGTCGACGTAGGTCGCGGTGATGCCGCGGTCGACTGCCCACTTATGACCAGCGAGCACCGCGTCCATCACGATGTCGAGGGTGCGCACGCGCGTCACGAACGTCCACTTCGAATCAGCCGACAGCGTGCGGTTGCCCCACAGGCGATAACCGCCATCGCGAATGACCGTGGTAATGAACGCGTTGTTGAGCAGGTTCGCTCGGCAGGTCTCGTCACCATCGAGAAACTCGATCGGGCGCGTGGTGCCCGTGATATCGACAATCTCCTTGTTCGACGGCGAGGCCCAGAAACCGATGTTGGCGTCCGTCTGGCAGAAGAGCCCCGCGGCGATCGATGACGCGGGAGCGGCGACGTCGGCGTTCGCGGTGGTGTCCCAGTACGTCACGCCGGGGTCAACCATGTAGAGCCGCTTGCTGCCGAAGTTCGCCGCATAGGCGATCGCCGCTTCGTCGTCGGTGTTGGGGCCGTCGATGATGCCGATTGCACGCAGCTTGCCGGCGAGCGAGTCCATCGCGGTGGCGACGGCCTGCGTGGCGGAAAAGCCCGGTGCAATGAGCAGGCGCGGCTGCACGTTGTACTTAGACTTGGCGTCGAGCATCGTCTGCAGGCCCGTACGAGCACCGCCTGCGCTCACCCCGCCAATGACCGCCGAGGTCAACGCGGCTGGGTCACCGCCGGCGGCCACGCCGGTCGCGACAATTACCGCCTTGCTCTGCGCATAGATCGCGCGGGCGGCCTGAGCGATTGCGCTGCCCTCGCCGAACGCCGCCACTGCTTCACGGTAGCTCGTCAACTGGGTTGGCACATTTGCCGCTGCCAGATCCGCGCCCGGCGTATAGGTACTGACCAGGCCGACGATCGACGAGGACGGCACGGCGATGGTGCGCGGCCCGGTGTCGACCAGCGACACGGTCACGCCGTGGAAAAAGGATGTTGCACCCATTAACTCTCTCCAAAAAAAAGAGCGCCCCAAGACACTTTCCGGGGCGCTGATCGGTGGGGGTACGGCGTCAGACGGCTGGGGCCTCTTCCTGCCCGGACGAATCGTCGACCGGCCGTGTTGTGGTTTCCAGAATTGGCGGCGGCGGTGGATCGTAGGGCGCGGGCTCCTCGGGCCATACAACGGCGAGCGGGAACGTATCGCGGGCGATCGCGCGCTTGAGGGTATCTTGATAGGCCGTCCACACTTGCAGCGTGTAATACTCCTCAGCATCGAGCGTGCCGGCCACCAGAGCGTCGGCTTTGCCTTCCGTCATCGCCTGCGCTTTCGCCATGCGAACGTCAAACTCGGCCATAGCCGGCGCGCACGCCTCGGCGAACGGGATCGGATCGCTCGGCCAGGTCACGGCGTCGGGGAACCCTTCGCGCTGAATGACGCGCACCAGGTCGAGTTGATAGGCCGACCAGGCGCGAAAGTAATAGGCTTCCTCGATCGACAGCAAGCCAGCCGCGAGTGCGTCGGCCTTGCCCGCGTTCATCGAGCGGGCGCGCATCATGCGCATGTCAAATTCGGCCATTGCCCCCGCGCGAACCTTCTGCGCGATCACAGCCGGATCGACTTGCCAGGCACCATCGCGCCAGGTGTATTCGTCCGACGGGCGCGGTGTTTCGGTCAAGCCGTTCTCGGCAGGCGTCGTGCCGGCGACAAGGATTTCGGCCGCTTCGCCATTGTGCTGGCGGTACAGCATCCGACCGCGATAGTCAGGCAAGAGCGACCAGGCGCCATCGCGATAGAACGGCCAGGAAAGCGGCGTGCGCTCCGGCAGCTCGTCGGCCGTGCTGAATGCCGGCACGAGCCAGCGCTCGAGGTTGAGCGGGTCCGAGTCGGCAAGCCGGCTCGAAATGTATTCGCCGGTCGTGGCGTCGAATTGATGAATCAACATGGTCGAGTCCTCAGTAAGCTCGGATCAAGGCGAGCAGGGCTATGTTTCGCGGCCGTGCTTCGCCGCCGCCGTCGCCGTTGACGGTGATTCCGTGAGTGTGAGTCCCAGCGCCGCCGATGCCGACGTTGTGCCCGTGCGTGCCGGCGCCGTCCGTGTCGAAACCGTGGCCGTGCGCGCCACTCCAGCTTGTGTTTGGGTAGCGCGGCACGGTGTCGATCGAAAATTGCGAGCTCGCGCCAACGCCTCGGTCGCTATCTACTACGTAAATCGGTACCGGTTGATCTAACACGTGCTGGTGATCGCCGATTGCATACGTGTTGCCGTGGTGCCCGTGCCAGCCCTGCGAATCGGTCCATGCGGTGTGCACATGATCGCCCACAGCCGCGGCGCTCGCTCCGTGCGTGTGCCAGATGTTTTGTGAGCCTTGTGTAAAGCCGATGCCTCGGCTTGCATCGACGCCGCGCGCGTCGTCCCAACAGCGCAGGAATTCGCCGCGCAGCTCCGGGATTCGAAAAGTCGTTGCGCCGTTGCCGGTCGAGAAACAGCCCCACCAGCCCGCCGTCCAATTCGCCTCAGTGACGATCGCGCCGCTCGCCTGGGCGTATGCCCACAGCGCCGGGTAGTCGGCGCGATTCAATAACGCGCCGTTGCACTTGAGAAAGCCAGCGCGGGCGGTCGTGCGGGGCTCGAGCACGATGCTTCCGACAGAGGCCGACGCGATCGCGGTGACGACAAACTCGGTCGTCGCGACGCGCTTCGAGGAATCACCCGCCACCGGCGTTTGCGCCGTGATCGGGCCGGCGACTTGCAACAAGCCGATGCCGTCATCGTTCGCCGGGCCGACCAGCACGCGCCCGCTCGGCAGCGCACGGGCCGCAACGTTGTTGCCCGCGACGATTGCGGCGATGCCGTCGGCCGCTTGCGAGCCGAGATAGGCGTGACCGTCCGAGTAGAAATACGCGCTGGTCGCGTCCGACCAGATATTGCCGCGCTTGGCGCCGGCGCCGAAACTCGAATTCTTCGCGGTGATCGGGCCGGTAAAATCGGCGCCCGTGACCGCGGCGTATCGCATCGCGGCCGTCTTGGGCGTGAGGGCGCGCGATGCGTCGGTGCCGGCGTTGACTTCAACTTGCGTCGCCAGCTCGATCACGCCCTGCACTTCGGTCGTCGCCGGCGGGTTCAGAAACGTCGCGTCGCCGAACGTGAGTGCTGCCGCGTCGATCGTCGCGAATTGAATGTCAACCGATAGCAGCAGCATTGCGGCCGGCGACTTTTCCATGATCGGCGTCGCTTGGCTGTAGACGCCGAGCAGCACATCGTTTTCGAGGTACAGGCCGAACCCGAACAGCGTGTATTGGTCGGACGTATCGTCCTGCATCGTCACATGCACCGTGTCGGGCGCGATGTTCTCGCCGCCGAACGTGGCGATGCGCTTGAGCTCATTCGGCAGCTTCGTCAGTCCGCGGTCGGTCGCGAATGCCGCTGTCGCGAGGCCAATCCGGACGATCTTGTGTGCGTTCGTGCCGTCATTGCCTGAGGCAACGAGTGCCGCGCGGCCGGCGTCCGTTACGGTGATAAGGCTTCCCATGTTCAGATATCCGAGAGTGATAAGCGGCGATACAGGGCCGGCCGCACTGCCGCAGCGACACGTTGCGAACCCTGCATCGATAAACCTTGCGTGAACGTGTAATGCGCGCTCGCGCGCTTTGAACGCTCGATCTCCGCGATGATGTCGGCAACGTACTCAGCAGTCGGTGGCTGGCCCTCTCGGCCGCTTACGGTCATCACGATGTCAAACGTGCCGGGCGTCCCCGGAGGCTCCAACTCGAACCACTCACGAAGCGCCACGTTGCCGCCAAACGAGGAGACGACTTCCCTCACCGATGCGGCTGTGCCCCTCCTACGGGCGATTGGAATCGCGGCCTTCACGCGCGCACGCTTGACCTGCTCCGGCCAATATTCTTTCCAGGTATCGACGCCGAGGTGCCACGCAAGCCACGGCAGCAGCGCGATCGGTATCGCATCCGGATCCATCAGCGTCGTGATTGGAATCGGAACCTCATGCGTGCACGCGTTCGTTGCTGCAAGCGCGCGTTCGAGCGGAGTCGCGTTGGCTGGCAGCAGGCTATTCGTCATAGACGCCCCCGTCGATCAGCTCGATGCGCGTGCAATACGCCGCCTGTTGCTTCGTCACAGAGATCGCGTCTAGCGGGCTGTGCAGCACCACTTTTTGCACACCCGCGACGCGTATGGCGGCGTACAACCCATCCTCCGTCACCTCCATACCGAGCCTGTGCATATCGTCGGCATACTGCTGCGCACGCCTATTTGCCTCGGCAAGCGTCACCGAACGATCCGGACCAGCAAAGAACCTTAGCGTCGCCCGAATCTCGTAGTGCACAATCTGAGCGCTCTGCACCGTGACCTTGTCGGTGAGCGGACGCACATCGTCGGAGCGCAAGGCGTCGCTGACGATCTTGATGAGATCATCGTCCGCGCTGCCGTCCCCATCGCGCGACAGGATCGTGACCACGATCTCGCAAGGCGCAGGGCTGATCACCGAAGCGGAGAGCACGCGGCCATCAACATTGCGCGCATGCGATATATAGGCGACCTCGGGACCCGCGACCGAATAGCCTTGCGGCGCAAGTTGCGTGGGTGCGCGCAGATCGTCGTCCCGTTCCTTGACCTCTTCAACGTTGCTCTCCGGATCGGCCGGGGCAATCGTCAATCGTTGCACGCCAAAGAGCGCCGCGAGGTGCTCGAGATCGGACCCGGTCGCAAAGGCGAGCATCACGGCGCGACCGGCATCGTTCACCCGAGCGCGATAGCGCACTTCGCGGTAGGCCGCTAGCTCCAGCAGTTTCACCACGGGGTCAGATTCAAGGGCTGCGCTCCAGTCGGAATAGATGCCTTTAAAGTTCAAGAGCAGATCTTGATAGATCTCCTCAAAGTCGAGGGTTTCGACCAGATCCGGAGGGTCAATTGCGGTCAGATCGATGGTCGTCACGTCGTCACCTCGAAGATAATGGCATCACCCTCATAAATGCCCCGGATACAAAATGTCACGGTGCCGCCCACAATCGATACGACTGAAACGCGCGAGAGTCTGATGCGAGGCTCCCACCGCTCGATCGCGCGAGCAGCTTCGGCCTGCACAGCGGAAATCCATCCACGCGTAACAGGCAAATCGACCATTCTCGGAAGCTCGGAACCGTACTCAGGCCGCTCGCGACGCGTGCCCTTGCGAGTCGACAGGATGTCGCCAATACTCTGGCGCAAATGGTCGAGCCCGGTCATCGGCGCACCCGTCACGCGGTTCATTCCAACCAGTGCTGCGCCCGCGCCCATGATCACGCTCCGGCGGCAGTGCGCTCGAAATCGCCGTGCCGCTCGAGCTGCTCGATGCGCTCCGCGCTCGTCGCGACGATCAGGCTTTTCTCGACCGGCGCGGTGGTACCGTCCGCGAACACGAACGTGCGCGATTTGAACGCCTTGTCGCGAAACGTGACGGGCTGCTCGGTGCTGACGCGCGGCATGCTGCTGACTTCGTCCTTCGGCATATCAGACCTCCAAATAAAAAGGCCCCGCACGGATGCGAGGCCAAAGTAACTTTTATCAAACGCTCAACGAGCTGAGCCGCAGCACTGACGCCGTAGCGCTTCTCGTCCCAACTGCTTTACGTGAAGAAGGGCACGGGCGAGGACGCTAACGAAGGCCGCAAGCTATACGCGATCTTGCGCCACAAGGTATCGAACTTCTCCGCATTGCCAAATGCCGTACACCGCAAGAAGCGCTGGGTCCATAAGAAAGAACACTCCGGTATCCCTAAACGTGCGACGGCCCATTTTGCAAAATAACCTCACGCAACAGCGCAACGCTCTCGCGAAGCTGAGCGACCAAGAATCCGCCAAACCCGAGGATCAGACCGGCTCGCGGGGCTGAGCCCCCATACATGGGTGAAATTGCGCGAACAGCGATTCCAGCCTCCAGCGCATCGTCGGCTACTTTGCAGTCGTCTGTCCCCTCGGGCAACCAAACCACAACGTGCATTCCTTCGTCACTCGGCTGGACTTCCAACGTTGGAATCTGTACCGCCAGTTCCGCCAGTAATGCGGCACGGCGTTCTGCATAAACGCCTCTTATTCGACGGATGTGACTTTCAAACCAGCCTTTCCGCATGAATGCCGCAATGACATGCTGGTCCGCGATTGAAGAATGGCGGTCCATCAGCGCTTTCGCTCCCGCAAATGCCTCTACAAGCGCATTTGGCACGACCGCATAACCGAGCCGGATTGACGGTGCTAGTACCGTACTAAATGTTCCCAGGTAGATCACGCGCTCCGGATCAAGACCTTGCATGGATGGGAACGAATGACCACCGTAGCGTAGTTCGCTGTTGTAGTCATCCTCAACGATCCATGCATTATTCTCTCGAACCCACGTAAGAAGAGCTGCGCGCCGCGCCATGCTGAGTGGCATGCCGAGAGGATACTGATGAGAAGGGGTAACAAACACCGCGCGCGCCGGTGGAAACTTACCAATACCGTGATGCACATTCATTCCATCGCCGTCTACCGGCAATCGATAAAGCCTTGTGTGGGCATCTGTCAGTATTGTCGTCAAACCCGGATAAGCGGGATTCTCTGCCCACGCCACGTCGCCCGGCTCCAAAAGCACGTGTGCCGATACGTACAGACCCTGTTGCGTACCACTGGTGATGATGACGTTGTCGCCCGTGCACTGAACGGCTCGCGACATACGCACATAGTCAGCGACGGCCTCCCGCAGCGAGCATAGACCGGCGGGGTCTCCGTAGGTCGTCGGTGATGCCGCCTGGGTAGCCCGGACTCGATCGCTTAAACGCCGCCAATTGTTATCGAGCGCCACGCCCCCTTTCGGCACAGCCGTTGAGAACGGGACCGGAGGCAGCGCCCTCAAAGCCTTTGCAACTGCCGCAAACCGCTCGACATTCGCGGGCAGCGTCGTCGTCATATCTGGTGAGGATCGAAATTCTGTCCGCTTGGGTTGCCACTCAGGCTCTGACCACGCGCGCGACACGATTGTGCCGGCACCCATGCGTCCCTCCACATATCCTTCCGCACTCAGTTGGCTGAAAACCGCGGTCACCGTTCCTCGCGAGACTTCGAGAGAGTCAGCGAGCGTGCGTGTCGAGGGCAGACGTTCGCCTGGCTTGAGCTTTCCCCCACTGATGGCATCCCGCAACATACGCGCTAGTTGCTCTCTTACACGTCCCGCAGTCTTATCAATCGCACCAAGTACTGCCGCTTCAACTGAAATCTTCCGCATAGCCTGAAATCCGGGAGGAGACACATCAATTGTTCTATCGATTGTAGCGTCTGCGTTTGAGTCGAACGCGGGTCTCTTCCCGCTCGCTCCCTTCTCCTCCGAGCCCCACCCGCTGGAACGCGGTGCTTACAGCGGTTCGCTAGTGGGCGCACCGTCTCCCTGTTCTCGATGCGTGTGACGCATCAAAGAGACCCCGCCCGCTGTCACATCCTTCGAGAAGTGGGCCTCGCCATCGATTTCCGAGGCTGGCCCACCCGCGCTATTGCTACCCGCCATGCCGCCCTGGAACGTCAGGCGCTTTTGCGTCGTGCTGTCGCCGGTGAAAGTCGAGTCCGGCGCATCGACAAGCAGCTTGGGCGTGGTCTGCGTAATGCCGGCCGTGGTCAGCTCCATCTCCGTGTCGCCAATGCGAAACACGATTCGCCCGCCTGCCGGCACGGAGAACAGATACTCGTGCGCATCGTGGTCGTAATGCTCATGTGCGCCGTCCGGGTAGTCGGTCACCGTCATGTTCGGCGCCTGGCCGTTCGCACCGCCATGCGTGTCGCTATAGAAGCCGGCGACGACGAAGGCGCCCGCGAGCGTGCCGGAAGGCGCGAGCACGACCGCCTGCTCGCCCACGGACGGCGGGCACCAGGTTCGCACCCGTCCGGCCGCAACCGTCTTCCACGGCAACAGCGCACTCACCCACTCTCCATTGCGCACCCTGCAGCGGGGTGGATCGTATTGGACGCTATCGATGAAGCCGGCCTGCACGATGCTCGCGATCAGGCGATCGATCTCTCCGATCTCGTAGTCGCTCAAGTTGACTCTCCCCCGCTGGCGCCGATGTCCTGCAGCGGGTCCTGCAGCGGATCCCCCGCCGGATCCCGCTCTGGATCCCAATAAGCCGACGCGTGCTCGCCACCGATCGCGGGCTCGACGCCCCACAGCACTGCCGAACCGCCCGGCGGGACCGGCGGCATCATGTCGCCCAGGTCGAACTCGTGCGTCCATTCGACCAGCCACACCAGATAGGTGTCCAGGTGCGGCCTGAACGGATCCTCGGCAATCTGCACGAGCTTCGCGGGCGTCACCGGCAGCTCCCACGTCTGCGCGTGAATGGCCTGTGCGATACGTGCGGCCAGTTCGCGCACGCCGAGCTCCGCGCCGTCAGCCAGCGGGTCGACGATCGCACGCGCCTGAAAGCGGCCAATCAACGACGTCTGGCCGGTACCGGGATCGTGCCCCGGCTCAATCTCCGACAGCTCGATCACGATGCACGGCGTCGGGATCTTGCGCCCGAGCTTCGGATACGCGTCGATGAAGTCCATCCCGGCGATCGCGTCGCGCAGGCCACCGACGATCGCGTCATGCAGTGTCTTGAGGTTATCGAGCACGTCGCGTATTCCCTATGGCCTTCTGAATTTCATAGTTCACTTCCTGCTTCAGGATCGTCATCAGCCGCGCCTCACACAGTTGCGAAGCCCGTCGGAAAGCAGGGTCGCCGGACGTCGACCAGTCCACCGTCACCGTCTCGAACGGCGTGCGGAGCTTGCCGGCCCGACGATAGAGCGGGCCGTCGGGCTTGGCCTGCGTCTGTCGCCACGCCCCTTCGAACGTTAATCGCCCGGCGCGCATGCCCTTGCTGGTCTTGGTGACCGTCCCGATACGGTGAGCTTCTACGGGATTCAAGCCGAGCCACACCTTGCCCGTGTCGGCCGACCGCAGAAAGAAGTACAGTCGGCTCTTGATCACCTTTTGCGGGATCTTTGTCGCCGCCGATACCTCTTTACTGGTCTGGCTCTTGATCCACGCAGCGGTCTTGCGAAGCGTGCGCCGCCACGCGGCCTGCATAGCGGCGGACGATAACCCGTCCAAAGCGGCCGTCACTTGCTTGATGTCGATCTCGACCTTGAGTCGGTCCATCGTCACCCCTTTAAAAGCAACACCGTCCAGCCGGTGCCGTCCGGCTGCAACTCGAAGACGGTGTAGCGTTCCTCGCCGATCTCAACGATGCTGCCTTCGCGCATGCGCACTGCGTCGCTGTCACGCACGCTCACCTGCGGATGATCGAGTTGCGTTCGCTGGTGGCCGAGGTCCGGACCGAGCCAAGGCGCCGCGAACATGCCGGGCACTGGCACGCCGTCGACCTTGATGTCGTCGTCGGCCAGGTCCCGGACCACTGCCGCATCGAGATCCGTAACCAGGTCGCGGAATGCCATACGTGGCTCCTTACACGGTCAGCTTGATGACGGCTTTCGGTCGCGTACAGAGGTGAATCGGATTCGATTGCGCCTCGAGCTCCACGCCCTTGTCGAAGTCCATCAGCTCTTGCTTGGCGTAGTATGGCAAGCCGGTCGTGTTGACCGCTTCCATGTAGTCCGCCGGCGCAAAGCGCGTGATGAACAGCTCCGGCACCCCTTCCGGCACCGCATACGCCTCGTTGTCAGCCACGTAACCGATGCCACCGACACGGCCCCGGTAACGCTCGAAGGTGCAGCCGCCGAGATCAAACGCATCCCGCGTGTCGCCGCGCAGCTGTGCGGCCAACGTCGAGTTCAAATAGGTCTCCTTGACCGTCTTGAGCACGATGAGGAAGTTCCAGAAGTTGCGACCGCACAGCACACGCACGCCCGTGAACGGCGTGTTACCGAGCGCGTCTTCGATCGCATCGAGCACCTGCGCGCACTTGCTGCGGATCTCGGTGTTCGCCTGGTCGAGCTCGAAGTCGATCGACGTGCGCTCGATCCCAAAGCGATCGAGCAGATCCTCGACGATGGTCTGGCCATCAGCGTCGAGAATCTGCCCCTTGATCGCCCCGATGCGGTGGTATTCATGAGTGGCGTCGAGCTGGCGACGCATTTTGCCGAGGCGCCGATTCACCACCGTCTGCACCGCCTCGAGCTCGGTTTCCGATCCGAAGGCGCGAAGGTTTTGGACCTCGTCGGCGCCGATGGTCGCGCGTTCGGGCAGGTGCACCGTATTGAACGGCAACATGCTGCGCTTGGCTCCCCTGACGACCTGCGCGGGCGCACCGCGGCGACCGGCCGGCACGAGTGCCAACGTGTCACCGTCCTTCTCGATCTGAACGACGGTCGTGGTGATGCCCTGCTCGTCGAACAAGCCGAGCGCCGCCAGTCGGCTCGGCACATAGGGTGTTTCGTTGATGGCAGCGCTGAGCGACGACAGCGAGAACGCGTCGTCATTAAAGAGGGCGATATCCGCCATAGAAGCTCTCCTGGAGTGTGAAGCGAGCTCGCGCGAGGGCGAGGCGTTATGCAACGTGGGGCGTCAGGCGTTACTGACGGACAATGACGAACTGCTCGGCCAGGTCATTGCGTGCGCCGGCATCGAACCCCGTCAGCAACGCTTCGGCGACTTCGGCGAGCCGCACGATCGCGACGGCCGGTCGGTCTGCGGTCGACGCCGCGAGCGGGCCGTAGAGTACGGCGCTCGCCACTTCAGCGCCGGTGTTCGCGGCGTTGTCGTAGGGCGCGTACTTACCGGTGCCCAGCGTGCCGAGGATCCGGCCGGCCGGCAACGCATCACCAGCTTCAACAATGATCGGCTCGCGCGAAATCCGGCCTCGGCCCTCGGACAGGAGAAACTCGCCGGTCTGCACGCCTTGGGTATAGATAGTGGACATACAACTGCTCCTTTAAGGGATGGACCAAGTTACTTTGCACCGCCTTTTCGAGCGGCATAGATGGACGCGGCCTTCGGACCTTGGGGCGATGCAGAAACGTCGCCGGCGGTCGGCCTTTGCCGGTTGTTCAGCGAGCGCTGCGAGGCCGTCACCGCTTCGAAAAGCCGGGCGCGCACCTGCTCCGCCGTCAGACCGTCGCGCACGAACTCGACGGCCCGCTCCGGCAACTTAGCCGCGAGGCAAATGCCAGCGATGTCCTTCGCGCTCTGGATCGATGCATCGACAGTGGCGCGATCACGCAGGCCGGACGCCGTGACGATGCTTTCAGCGAGCGCGGACAGATTCGCCTCGCGGCACGCGTTGAACACATATGCGGCCAAGACACCCGCCGTTTCCACTGACGCGGCCGGAGCCGGCTCTTGCGGCGAGGGCGGATGCGGTGGATCCTCGGCAGGAGGAACGCCATTTGAACCGTCGGCAGGCGGCGGGTCGCCCGCGCCGGCGACAAGCGCCTTGACCGGCTCCGGGGCTTTCTGGAAACGGGCGAGCAGTCCGGCGGCGTTGGTCGACGCGGCAAGGCGCACCGGCTCTTCGAGCACATCGCAGAACCCGAGCGACTGCGCTTCGAGTGCCGTGAGCCAGGTTTCAGCGTCCATCATCGCGACGAGCTCGTCGTCTGACTGCCCGCTCTTGCGCCGGTACGCAGCAAGAATGCCGTCGCGGGCCTTGTCCATCATGTCCGCTGTACTGCGCAATTCGGCCGCCGTACCCAGCGCAATGGTCCAGGGGTTGTGAATCATCAGCATCGCGTTCTCCGGCATCACGACCTGGTCGGCCGCCATCACGACGAGCGACGCGGCCGACGCCGCAACACCGTCGACACGAGCGGTCACCTTGCCCGCATATCGGCGCAAGGCGTTGTAAATCGTGAAAGCATCGAATACGTCGCCACCCGGCGAATTGACCGCGACGATGACTTCCGTCGCACCGCCGGCCACCGCGTCGAGCTGCTCGATGAAGCCCTTCGCGGTCGTGCCCCAGAAGCCGATCTCGTCATAGATCCGAAGCTCGACGACGGCGGCGCCCTGCGCGTTGGTCGTCGCTTTGATGTCCCACCACTTACGATTTTTCATCGAGATTCCCTGCTTTCAAGTAGGTACGTCGCCGGCGATGTCGCGATCGCGCGGGTCGGTGTCGTATTGCAGGCCGAACGCATCGGCGCGTGCGTTGTCAGCCGCGTTCTCCTCGTCGACCTGCTCTGGGTCCTCGCCCTGTTTGAGAATCGAAGCGGAGCGGCTCGTGAGGCCCGAGCGGATCGCCAGCTTCTGCGCATTGACGTCCTGCACGGGATGGATGTACGGCCACCCTTGCGGTACCCACCGGACCCGCAAATACTCACGGCGAGTGCGATGGAAATCCGGCATCGGCATGGCACCTGACAACGCGCAGGCGTCCACCCACCACGCCCACACGCGGTTGCAGTACTGGTGAATAAAAATGTTCCACTGCAGTTGTTCGATCGCACGGCGAAACTCGTTGAGCAGCACGCGCAGCACCCGATCGCCGACTTCGCGCAAGTCGCCGGTAAGGATCTCGTACGGCATGCCGACCGATGCCGCCGCTGCCATCAGCTGCTGACGCATGAAGGGCCCGTAGTCGCTACCCGCGCCCGGCGGCTGCGCAAATGCAACCTCTTCTCCCGGTGCCAACTCCTGCATGGAACCCGGTTCGAGCGAAACGATGGGCGAATAGCCATCCGCGTCATAGACCACGGGCTGCCCCGTCATCGGGTCGATATCACCGGGGCCCGATGCGCTCGCCTGCGGCTTGGTGATGAAGCCGGCGAACAGATTGCTGACCTCCTGTCGGAACAACACGGCATCATCGAAGTTGTCGAGCGAATGCAGGCGCAACAACACGGTCGCAAGCTCCGGAACACCGCGAATCTGACCCGGGCGCAACGGCTGGAAGACGTGCGCAATGTCATCCGCCGCAACCGCCACCGTCGCCATGCTCATCGTGTTAAGCCGGTTGTATTCGCCCGGGTGTCTCCGGTAGAGGTGGTAAGCGACGCGCCGGTCGTCGGCGTCAAACTCGACGCCATTCAAGATCTCGCCCCCATTGCGACCGAGCTCGTTCTTCTCAACGGGCAGTTGGTCGGCTTCCATCAGTTGCACCTGCAGCGGCACCGAGAGGCCATCGGATGGCCTGCGAAGCCGCCGCCGGAGCAAGGTCTCGCCGTCGCTGAAGAACGCCCGAGCCGCGAGCGTCTGCTGCCCGTAGAAGTCGAGCAGACCGTCCGCGTCCGCCTCTTTGACCCAGTCATCCCAAAGTTGCTTTTGCTGCTTGGCGATCGCCTTGTTCGGGTGTTGAGGATGCGGCTGAATTCCGGTGCCAATCGTGTTGGAGACGAGTCGCGCAATCGCGGTCTTTGCCCACGGATCGTTGCGGATCGCATCGCGCGCACGACTACGGAGCAGCGGCAGGTTTTGCACCGCCGCGAAGTTCGGACCGGCACTCGATGTCTTCCACGTCCGCCCGCGCGCACCGGCCGAGCTTGCGGACTCGTAGGCGGCCGCTTTTACGCGCGTGGGCATGACGAAGCCTCGCTTCGCCAATGCGGGATAAGATCCGCTCATCGGACCCCCTTGCCCGCGCTGCGCAGGCGGGAGATTCGCGAGCGCGGACGCTCCCTATCAATCCCGCGCACGATTTCCGTTTGTGCCTCACGCAGCTCGGCGATCGAGCGATAACGCACCTTGCGGTCGTGATACTGCACTTCGAGCTCACCTTTAGCGATCGCACTCTGAATGCGGTCCAGGTCAGCCTGGGTATAGGCCATAAGGTCACTCCTACCGACGGCGTTTCAGATAAGACGAACTCCCCACGCGTCGCACGGGAAAGCGGGTAGAAGGAGGCTGCACCGGCTGGAGCGGCTTGGCCGGATGCACAGATGGCTGCAAGGCGGCGACCGACGAAGGCACCTCGACGACCTCCGTACTCGGTTCCATCGGTTCCATCGGTTGCGCTGGCGCCACTTCTCCGCCTTCGGCAGCTGGCGGTTCCGCGGGCTGTGCCGGCCTGAACAGATCGTCGCGTTCGAGATTCGATTGCAGTGTTTCCCACTGAAAGGCTCGCCAGCGAGGCAAGCCGACAAAGGCTGCCGCGGCCATGTTGTAGACCATGATGTCGAGCACCTCATTGCGCGCCGACTTTGGCTTCCACCACTCCCGTTTCGCCTTGCCGCCGATCCACTTCGTCACGAGCCGCTCGACCGTGAGCTGATCGAAGAACTCGGGCGGCAACTCCGGCGAGAAGTGGATGCGGTGTGCGCCGCGTCCTTCGAGCTTCAGCCATCCTGTGAGCTGCTCCTTCGCCGCGAACGTGCCGATCGGGTAGATGTACGCACCGTTTTCCACCTTCAGGCCCTGCCAATTGAAGTCCTGCGCGCTGCGCTTGCCCAGGACGGGCCGCTTCTCTTCGCCAAACCCTTTGACGCCGAAGAACCCTTCGTGCGAGCGCTCACGCAGCCACGCATAGCAGCGCTGCGCGTTGTACCCGGTATCGACCGCGCAGGCCCGCACATAGAGATCGCGGCCCCAGGCATTGCGGATCGGCGTGCGCATAATTTCGCGCATCTCCGTCCATGGATCGTCTTCGTTGGTGTCGCCGTAGATGACCCGGTAATCCACCACCCACGCCTCCTCGCCGACGCCCCACGCGATGATCAGCAACTCCAGGCGGTCAGGCTGCACGTCGACCGCGCCCGTCAGCACCAGACCACCCGGCGGGACCGTGCCGAGGCGATACGTCTCGGTTTTCGCGCGCTCCTGCAGCGCATGCGCCTTGATCCGGTCGCCCGGCTGCTCCCACGTCAATGCAAGGCGGGTGTTCCAGAATTTCTTGAGCTTCGCGAAGTCACCCGCGTCCGAGGCCTTCTGTGCCTCGATGAACTCCCGCACCAGCGCTGGCCAGCGAACCCACGGCGAATAGAGCGAGTTGATCCAGAAGCCCGCCGCCTTGTTCGGCCCCGGCGTTTCTGCGACCCAACGGCCGCCGGCCAGTAGATCCGGCTTGTGGCGCTCTTCGATCAGGCCGTTGCACTCGGCATCAACGCAGATGTACATCGCCGTGTCCGGGTCATCGTCGACCCAACGCAAACGCCGACGACCATCGGCGTCCGCCCAAATTAGCGGCTGCTCGGTGGCGCAGTGCGGACACTTCACGTAGTAGCGGCGCTGGTCGCTGTTCTGGTAGCGGAACTCGATCTCCGACGCATCTTTCTCGGTCGGCGTCGAGGTGTAGAGTCGCTTGGCTCGCGCGCCGAACGTATCCTGCCGGTTCGAGGCAAGTCCGATCGGATCGCCTTCTCCGTCGACGTCATTCGGATAGCCGTCGACCTCGTCGAAATGGATGTTACGCGCGGGCATCGAGCGCAGTCCGACCGCGCTATTGGCGCCTGTCACCACGACCATTGAGCCGCCGTCGAACTCCTTTTCCAGGATCGTGTTGGCGCTATCGCGCGAGCGTTTCTCGGCCGCCTTCACCTTGATCGCCGGTGTGCTGTCGACCATTTCCGACAGCCGCTGCCGACTCCAGCGCTTGGCAAGGTTCAGCGTCGGTAGCACGACCAGGAACGGACTGGGCACCCGATCGATCGAATAGCCGAGCCAGTTCATGCCGGTCTCGCTCTTGCCCACCTGCGTGCCCGCGACGAACACGATGTCCTGCACGGGACTGGTGACCGACAGGCAATCCATCGGCTCGCGCAGATACGGGGTGCGCGACGTGCGCCACTCGCCGGCCTCAGCGGCCACCTTGCGCGAAAGCTGGCGGTTCTGGTCGGCCCACTCAGACACCTGCACAATCGGATCGAGCTCGATCCCTGCTCGCCACGCGTCGGTGGCAAGCGTCCAAGCATCGATCGATCTCATTAGTCGACAGGCCGTTGTGGCACGAGAACCGTCGTCGCGATCTGCTTTAAGCAGTCGCGTATTTCAGCGTCGAGCATATTCATTACCTTCAGCGGATCAGATTCGAATGCCACCTGCAGGTGGATACGTTCGGGCAGCGCCAGCAGCCGGTCACGCACCTGCCGCGCCAGCTGCTCCGTTGCCTGACGCACGGCGGCAGCGTCGACGAGCTCGCCTTCGAGCTTCTGCCGCTCACGCTGCGCCGCTAGCGCCAGCTCCTTCTCGCGCATCTCACGCCAGTAGTGAAAGCCGCGTGTGCCGGACGATGAGCCCTTCGGCTCGTCCGGTGGTGGCTCGGTGACGGTCGCGGTACGCGGGCGCAGCTCGGTGCGAACGTCGCGTTCCTGCCGGTGTTCGGACCACCGGTCAGCCACCCCCAGCTTGCTCGGGTCGGACGTATCGCCGAGCAGCTGATCGGTCGCCGACCAATCGACGAGCTTGCCGTCCGCGGAGAGCACCACGCGGCCCTCGCGCTGCAGCTTGCTGACGTAGGAGCGGTGCCATCCATGCATGCGCGCGTAGTCGGCCTTCTTCACAAATTGTTCGAGGGCTTGGGCCATGCGGTCAACACGGTAAACAGGATTCAACACGAGGAAGTCAACAAACCGTGTTGACTGTTGAGTAACTGCAACGCAGCTTGACTAGCGAAAACACGCGGGTCCCCAGCCCCGCTTCAGGCGACGGTCTAAGGGGCCCCGCCCGCTTTTTGCGGCTCAAATCTGCACGCATCGCCGATTTTCGCAACCGTCGCGCCCCCGCCATCGGAGGCATCGCCTTAGGGGGCGGACGTTTCCGCGCGTGTGCGACGATCTGCCCGACCGCACGGGCAAACAAAAAGCCCCGAGGCTTTCGCACTCGGGGCTTCACGGAAATTCAGGGCGCACGACTCCAGCGTACTCAGCAGGCTCCATTTATCTTTCTTCTGTCCCGTTGAGGTTGCACGACTCACGCGCGGTGCCAGCGAATTGTTTGTTGACCAAACGAGCGCGAGTCTATTCGTGCGTTCACCAAAATGCAAGCCTCACCGCGCACGCAGCGCCCGCTCGAACTGGGCTTCGGCCTCGGCGTCAATCTGGATCAGGATCGACATGAGCCATTCGAAGCGATCCGCCCACCGCCGATGGTATTGATCGAGTGGAATACCGAGCGCACGTGCCCGCTTCGCAGCATTGATCGGCTCTTTGCCGCGGCCATTGCAGTGCGTGCACAGGTGCGGCACGTCTGCGAACGGATGTTCTTCGTAGAAACCCTTCCCATAGCAACCGGGACAAAGCGTCCGATCGGCGATCGGCCACCGTGAGAAGCGCAAGCGAGCATCGATCGCGTCACGCACCGGTCGACACGTTATGCAATCCACGCGCTTCGTGGTGCGGCCACCACCGCCGAGCATCCCTCGACCACCGCACGCCGAGCATTGGTCCGCCACCCACTCGACGATCGCCCGTTCGGCGAATCGCACCAGCAACGAAGATCGATCTGCGGCGGCATCTCCCTGCTTCTTTTCTTCGGCTGCCTTCGCGAAGCTCGATTTGCCGCGTCTGTATCGACCGTTCAGCGTAATGCGGGAAGCAAGCAGCAGCGACGCACGATGCAGCGCTCGCTGTCGCAAGTCCTGCCCGTACTTCATGTGCCAGAGCATACTGCCCAATTCATCAACCGACGCCAACGCACCCAAAGTTACTTGGCGATCCGGCGCCACGTCCGCGAGCTGCACGCGGACATTCATCGCAATTCCGGCCCTCTCTTTGAGAACGCTCATCGGCTTACTCCAATATGTCCCAATGTCCTAATGTCCCAAAGGAGAGTGGTCGTAGGCGTGCGGGCCCGCGCGCGACATGCGCCCTCCGCGCACGTCGCACGCCTGCGCACGTCACGCGAGGGGGCGCTTGGGACATTGGGACACGGGACGGTGGGACACCGGACGGTAAGACACGGGACGGTGACAAAAAAGACCGCGCACGGCGCGCCATCGCTGCCGCCGAAGCGCGCCGAACGGGTCGCTGCATGGGCCGCTGCATGGGCCGCCGAATGGGCATGCATGGCGCGCTGCGCGCGGCGGTTGGAAAGGTATTGGTGCGTCATAAGCGAATTAGAGCGGGCTGTCATCGTCGTCACCGTCGACCAACGCTGGCGCACCGAGCTCAGTCGTGGCCGGCGCATTATCTTCCTGCACGTAATACCAACCGCGACGGCCAGTCGACTCACGCTTGCGGATCCAGCCGAGCGATTTGAGCGCCTTGCCGATGCGCCGCTGCTCGGGCAACGTCCACTTCGAGGTGTCCAGCTTCAACACGTCCGCGAGGATTTCCTCCATGGTGATTCGCGCGACCAGCTCCAGGTGATGGGCGATCTTGTCTTCGTACACATCGCCCTCATAGCGCTCCGCCTGCTCGAGTTCGAACAGGTGCTTCTCCGCCTCCGTCACGTGCCAGACGACCTCTTGTCGATACAGGTGCACGGCCTCCGCCCACAACTGGTCGCGATCACGGCGCAGGCCCTCGACGTCGATCGGGCCACCCACGCGAATCGGCCAATAACGCCGGTTGCCGGACTCGTCCTTGAGATACGTGTCGAAATTCACGGAACCGGCGAACACGCCTTGCCGGTGCACGTCGGTGGCTCGCTTTCCGTAGAAGTTTCGAAAGCGGTCCGTCTCGGTTGCGAAGAAACTCTTGGCGGCCGACGAGTCGCTCTTGTTCAGCGAGTCGAGTTCGGCGAGTTCGATGATCCACTTGCCCGCCATCACCGCGTACGAGTCCTTGTCGCCGATGCGAATCGGCGAGTTCGTGTACCACGGCTTGCCTGCGAGCACCTCGAGTGCGGTCGATTTGCCCCACCCTTGCTTACCTTCGAGGATCAGCACGTTATCGGCCTTGCAGCCGGGGCGCATCACGCGGGCCACCGCAGCAATCATCCACTTCATGCCGGCGAGCCGCACATACTCGCTATCGGCCGCGCACAGGTACGTCACAGGCCACGCCTGCAGGCGTTCCGTTCGATCCCACGTGAGACCCTCGAGGTATTGCCGAACGTCGTGAAAGTGATGCTGATCGGCCACCAGCAGCACCGCGTTCATCACAATGTCCGGGCGAACCGAGATGCCATATTTTTGCGACAACCACAGCACGCATCGGTGATCATCCATATCGGTCCACTCGCCGAGCTCCGCCTGCTGAAGCGGGGGCAACTTACGCTTCACGACGCGCCCGGCAAAGTCGTCCTGGGCGATCACGCCATCCCAATCCTTGTGATTGGTCAGAATCATATGGACGTTGCCGAGCACGGGCAGTAGCGCCCCCTTTTCGGAGCGGGCCAGATCCCGCTCCCAGGTCCACGCGCCATTCTCGGGTTCACGTCCGTCGTCTTGCGGCGTTGCAGCGCCAGCGGATGTTGCGTTGATCGGCGTGGCCGTGCTGAGAACCTTACGCGCGCCGTTCGCCGACTCGGCCGACACGACGCCTGCTACCTCCATCGCCTCGATCAGACGTACCGCCCGGTTAAAGCCAATGCGTAGCTGCCGCTGCACAAGCGAGACGGACGCTCGCCCCTCCTTGCGCACGATGCCGACCGCCTGATCGAAGAGGGGATCGTCGCCCGGGTCGACCGCCTGCAGGTGCGGAAATGCCGGAACATCCGACGCAGCCGGCGCCAGTGCGGCGAGCAAGGCCGCCTCGATCTGCGGCTTCACGACATGCAAGCCTTCCTCGCAGTGCAGATCGTTGAAGTCGGTGAGCTTACGGTCCTCGCGGTTCGCAAATACGGGAAACACGACGCTCGCGTTACCGACCTCGGCTGCCGCCTCGTAGGCGCGTTTGAGTCCGGTATTCTCAAACCGACGTTTGCGCTCGGGCATCACGTCGTTGCCGATCGTGAGCTCAAGATAGCCGACGCCCTGCTCGTCGACCTCGGCACGCACGCGCACCATGTGCCACGTGTGCTTCGCCTCGATCCGAACCGCGTCGCCGTCGACCAGCAACTCACCGGTGAAGCCATAATCCTCCGCGAGATGATCGCGCAGGCGCTGCTCGATCTTCCAGTCGTCGTCGGCACAGATCAGCAGGTGCAGATCCGGGTACGCTTCGCGCAGGGTGCGAGCAGCAGGCAGAATGCCGCCTGCATCGAAGCACACGGTGAGTGGGATCCGCTCGGCGGTCGCCATACGGATCGAGCGGCCGGTCGCGTAGCCCTCGGCGATCATTGCGACCCGATCGTGTGCGTCAATGTCGCCAAGCAGGAACGAGGTGCCCTTCTTTTCCATGCCTTTGTTAAAACGCTTGGCGCCATCGGGAGTGATCTTCTGAAGCCCCGCGAGACGAATGCCGCCGTCATAGTGAAACATCGGCACCAGCAGTATGCCTTCGTCATCGAATCGCACGCCCTCCGGCGTAATCTGCTTGCGAGCGAGATAGGCTGACGCACTGTCGTGTTTCGCCTTCTGCCATTGCGAATGCGCTCGGTTCGCTGCGAGCTTGGCAGCCTTGGCGGCATTCGCTGCCTCGATGCGCTCTGCCTCTGCCTGCCGCTTGCGCGTCTCGGCAAGATCATCGGACGTGAGCTTCGCGCCGCTCCACTGGAAACGCTCGGTTCCGGCGTCATCGCCGGAAAAATGCCCGTACGTGCCGGTGTACCCGAGCACAGCGCCGGCACGTACGACTTCGCGCAATTGATACCAGTATTTCTTCCTCGGACCGTAGCGGTGGTGCTTGCCGTCTGCGATTGGATGGCCTTGCGGTAACGGCGGATGCCCAGCTGCGATCAGTTGCCCGATGACCTGGTCTAGCGATGACATTCGATGACTCTCCTGAGGAGTTCAGCTTGATAAAGACGGCTGCGCCAGACGGCGCGTCCTGCGACATAGGATTGCCGCCCGATCGCAAATCGATGGGTAGATCGATTGCGTCGACGAAGCGCGGTGCAACAGGTGTTCAAAGTCACTTTGGCCTCGGGGCGCGTCGCGCGCGCAGTTGATGCCACTGCGCGTCGTGACGGGCGTACAGCACCTCGTATTCGGCGTCGCTGAGGTAATGGCGGATGTATTCAAAGAAGTTGCGCCGCTCGTCTTTAGTCGGACGAGCGGCGCAATAAAGGGCGGCTCCGGCCGTCCACTCGCTCACGATGGTGAGCGAGCGACAGGCGGCGAGAAGCACGTCGGCGGGGACTGCACTGAAGAGCGGCTGCAAGCACGCTCCGACCTTGCGCGGCTCGTTGGCGCAGAGGTGCGAGAGCTGGTGCATGGCGCAGGCAAAACGTCGGTCCGGGTCGCATGCGAGGCCAATGCGCGCGCGGTGCACGTTGCAGCAGATGCGATCGATCGGAAACTGCATCTGCTTACTTGCGGCGAAGTTTTGAAAGGCGGATGGCCGTGCGAATGAGGCGCTCGAAGATGCGCTGCCCCTTTCGGCTGACCACCGTCAGCGACTCGGCTTCGTGTAGGTCGATGCGGCGGTCTTGTACGGCGCGAATCACCTCGGTTGCGACTTCACCGACGTGAGCCTGCAGATCCAACGTTGCCTCGGTTAGGGACTGAATATCGTGCGGATGTTCGTGTTCAGTGGCCTGCTCGCCGGAGACCGTCATCGGCGCCGCAATCAAGCCGAAGCGCTCATTGAGCGCGTGGAGCGCATCAAGGGCGTAGGGTTCGCTCTCGCGCTTCTCCTGCATCCATTCGAGTAGCAACTCGAACATCTCCATCGAGAGGCGGTTCTCGCCCTCGCCACGCAAACGCAATCGCAGCGACTCGGGCGTGATGTTCTTGCCGCGACGATGCGTTAGGAAATTGGCGGCATCAGCGACCCCGCCCGGTGCTTTTCGGACCGACGTGTACAGCACGTCGAGCCATTCAGTTTCACTGTATCGACATGTCATGTCGGCCCCGATTCTTTGGAATGTACTTTTTCATACTGTCTGCCGCTGGCCTGTGCTCGTACGATGCGAACATGGCCCTACCAAACATAAACTCGATGCTCAAAAAGACTTCAGTGCGCCGCGTGAGTGCAATCGGACGCCGCCGCCGCCTCAGGATTGGCCGCGAAGTAGTCCTGCAGGGCCTGGATCGTCCACACACGGGGATCGATGATCGAGCGTGCGCTGATCTTGGTGAGCGTGGAATAGGGGTCGCCGGTAAGCTCGGCAAGCGACCGCAAATTGCCCTTTTCGTTATCAAATCTCGTCAGGGTAGCGTCGAGGAACGTCGGGTTTTGATGATTCATACGGAGACCCATACGAGATGAAGACGACATCACTGCGCAATGTCTGCACAAGTGGAGGAAGGCGACTGATCAGCGCCGGAGTCTCTAATTCGCAAAACCCACCATTCGACGTCCGGTCGCAACTCTTCGCACTTGATCTCGCCTCGCGTGCCCCGCTCAAGCGTGGGGCAGCGCTCGGCTGGGACGCGGCCCGAATCGATCCATTGCTGCACTGCCTGCGGGCTTATGTCGAACAAGCACGCAATAAACGATTGGCTGCGCCGCGCCAAGGCAGAGCGAGCGGCTTGTTTTTGTTCTTCGCTAAGGGCCACGCAAAACTCCGGAACAATCAAGTTAGGCTTGATTATATCAAGTTATTCTTGTTTGCAGGAAAACAAGTATTGCTTGTATTTTTCGTCTTATGAAATTTCACACATGGCTCGCAGGCGCCCTCGCCCGCGCAGGCAAGAACCAGACCGAGCTCGCGGAGTATCTCGAAGTCACTCCGCAGGCCGTGAGCCTTTGGCTGCAGCCGCCCCCACCGGAAGGCAAGGGCACGGTTCCGCGTGGGCGCCGGTTGGTAGCAATCGCCGAATTTGTCGGCGACCGGACCATCCTCCCCGGCTATGCGAGCAGCATTCCCTCGGACCAGGGCAACGTGCTGCCTTGGTCAAGTCGGGACGAGTTGCCCGACGATCCCGAGCGAGTCTGGATCGATCGATACGACTATCACTTCTCCGCGGGAGATGGCTTGATTCAGTGGGAAGTCCGGGAGAAGAATGCGCTCCCATTTAATCGCGCATTCTTCAATGCGAAGGGGGTCAAGCCGGAGAACGCAAAGTTACTTGTCTCGCGTGGCGATAGCATGGAGCCCTATCTCTTCGACAAGGACATGTTCATGATCGACAGTAGTGATCAGCGCGTTCGTGACGGTGAGATCTATGCCATCTTTTATGAAGACGAGCCGCTTGTGAAACAAGTCTTCAAGCTGCCCGGTGGTGGCATTACTTTGCACTCGTACAACGAACGAAAGTACCGCGATCGTGAGATCACCGCAGATAAGATGCACTACGTGAAGATCGTCGGGCGGGTGGTGTACCGCTCAGGCTGATTTGCCTTGAGGCCGACAATAGCCCGCAGGTAAGCGGGCTTTTTTTCGCCCAGAAATTCAAGTTATTCTTGATTTAATAAAGAGAGATTGCTAGTCTTCCATCAAGTTTTACTTGTTCAACTTGATAGGAGCTTCTTGATGAAGTCTTACTGCTGTTTTTACGTGATGAAAGGCGACGAGCCGAGCCCGCTCACACGTTCGATCCACTTGCAGGCGCCCGACGCCGATCGGGCGGCGCAACTCGCGGTTGGCATCACTGGCTGTTTAACTGTCACCGACGTCGTCCGCCAGGGAGACGTGGAATGAATGCTCTTCCCGACTTCCAAACTTCAGCCCGCATAGCGCGACTGCGCGAAATGCAGGGCTTGCCGCCGGAGACTCCGCTCGGCCACACCATCTACCGCCAAAGTGACTTTGAAAAGTCCAAGCTCTGGCGTGCAGTGTTCATCGCGGCGTTCGTCATCGGGATTGTCGATCTCGTTGAGCCTGCGCCGCGATCGGACCCTGCACCGGCTACCGCGCATGACACTCGTGCCGTAGCCCGCCCGACCGTGTAGGTGCGGCGATGTCCAATCGGATCCCCGTTACTGATGCTGAGATCGCGAAGGAACACCGCCTTCGCGGCGTCCGTGGTTCGGCCTCCTCCGCCATCACCAACGCCGCAATTCGAATTTGCCTGACCAACTGCGCCGAGCTGCGCAAGAAGCAGCATCAGCCAGAGCCATTAGAGCCGGACCTGAAACGCCTCGCGGCCGGCGACATCGACTGAAGAGACCCATGCCAAAAATTAATCAACTCCCGCATCGCGAAGTTGAGCGTACCGACACGCTCTGCCTTCGCACTCGGGTCAAATACGATCCGATGGCGCCACGCGCAACGACGCCTGTAATGGTCGGCGCCTACGTCGTGCATCGCAAGCCGCTTCAAGGTAGCGTTCACACGCTCTACATGATCATGGACGGCGGCGACGTCGCGCGGACACAGATCTCATATCCGAGCGAAGGTGACTGCGAAACCGCACTCCGCGCACGAACGAACGCTCGGCGCGCCGCAAGTGCCGCCATTAGCAAGGCGAAGCGGTCCGGCAAGAAGGGCTGGCAGGCTAGGCCAATGACCGTTAAGGAGGCCGCATGATGCTCTCCTCTTTGATCGCAATCACCCTCTGCGTCGCTGTGTGGTTGTTGCTGCAAAACGGCCGGCGCCGCGTGTACGGTGCGGTACTCGGTCTCGCCAACACCCTCCTCTGGGTCCTCGCGGCACTCTCGGCCGGCACGAACGTGGTCGCCCTGGTCGCCGGCGTTTGCGCGCTGCAATTCGCATGCTTCCTGCTCGCAGTTGCGAGCGTATCGCTCCGGAGGTCACATGCGCACTGACCTGTCCGACATCGCAAAGCACCTGATCCTCTTGCTTCGCGACTGCGACAAAAGCGCCGCGCTCAACTTCGACGAGCTCCGCGAGCAACTGCCCGATGCAGATTTCCAATGGATCGTCGCCGAACTGATGATGCTTTGGCGATCGCGCATTGTCCGGCGCGGCGTCGACACGAAAACCGGTCGCATCGTGTACTGGCTGAATGACATATATCCAAATCGCCACATCCAGGAGGAAGTGGAGCCGCTGCTCCCCCGTCCGCAGGTGGATCACCATGTCTAAGTCCCGCGAACTGGCGCTCGACGAGCCGATCGTCACCGGCAACACAAAAGCCGCCGTAAAAGCCGCGGGCGGCGGATCGTCTGACCTCTGGACGGTCCCGCCCTCCGCCTTGCACTACGACTCACGCGACAATGTGCGCTCCCTCGACCCGGAGCGAGTCCGTCACGTTGCTGACCTGATCAAGGCCAACGGATACGACCGCAAGAAACCGATCGGCTGTATCGTCAAGAAAGTCGACGGCGAGGATCGGATTTACGTGTACGAAGGCCAACACCGCTACCATGGCGCCTTGCTCGCGATCAGCGAAGGCGCCGCCATCGAACGCCTGCCTATCGTCATCGACGAAGCGAAATCGGTTAATCGCGCAAACCTGATTATCGCGGGCGTTACGAACAACGATGGCGAGAAGCTCACGCCACTCGAACTGGCCGCAGCCGTCGTCGAACTGCAGCGCCTCGACGTCGACCAGGCGACGATCTGCAAACGCCTCGGTATTTCGGACCAGACAGTGCGTGATGTTGTGCTGCTGGCAAATGCGCCGGAGCAGATTCATTCGCTTGTTCGGTCAAAGACAGTCTCGTCGACTCTCGCCATCGAGGAGATTCGTCAGCACGGTGCGGAAGAGGCGCTGGACCGCCTTACGGCGGCGGCGTCAAATGCCAAGGCAAGCGGTAAAGTCAAGGTCACGAAGAAGGCGCTCGACAAGCCGGCGAAGAGCAAGATCGCTCCCGCACAAGCAAAGCTCCTGTTGCAGGCGCTGCAGGCAGTGTTGCACGACCCGGTGTTCGACAAGTTATCGCCCGGCACGATGGCCGGCGTTCACGCGGCACTATTACCGGTCGCCGACCTGCTTGACGCAGTATCGAAGAAACGGACGCATCCGATCCGAGACGCACGTCTTGGCTAGCGATGTCGGTCGCCAGCTCGGGGGCCGTTTGACGATACTCGATCGTGCGCTGCGACGACCACCAGCGACGCGAGCGGCCATGATCAAACACAACAATTTATCGACTAGGGCAATGCAAATGAACCATTCCCCCACTGAACACGTCTCCGTCGTCGCGTTTGATCGCCATGTCGACAAGCAACGTCTTATTCGCGTCAAAGAGGTGCTTCACACCATTGGACTCGGACGCACCACCCTCTACGCGCTGATCAAAACAGGTGAGTTTCCTGAACCGCGTCGCGTTGGAAAACTCTCGTTGTGGGTAGAGTCGGAAGTTCAGGCATGGATTGTCCGTCTGACTGATTCCGCGTCAAAAAACGCGCCATAATCAATGACTTATCGAAAGACGAGGAGCATTTTTCGCCGAGACTGAAGCGCAGCGCCGTGGCAAGGCACGCCAAGCAGCGGGCTTCTACGGAGGGCTAGTGACTGCGCGCGCAAGTCGAATCATGCTCCAGCAAAGGTCATGTGCAGAACAACGTCCGTCCTTCACTGTGGGGCCTGCCCCAACGTCGGCTCGCAAGTGCGGGTTCAAGCCGTCGTTTTGGCCGGCAAGTAGCGACCCAATTCGGCCGGTCAGCGGATCCCGGGCCGAGCGCCTCTTTTTAGAGTACTTCGGTCATTTGCTGGCCATTAAAGACACGTCCTCGTCCTGGGAACCGCAGTCCCCGCACGCTTTTGGGCGAACAACGCAACGCGATGTTGCCTAGCGAGGCAAAGCTACGCCGGAACGGTTTGTTCCGCACAATAGTATCGTCGTCGCGGTCCGGAGACTGACTGGAAATCACTTGACCGGTCCCTTCTTCTTATTGACCTTCATCGCTATCGCTTTCAGCCTCTTTCCCTTGCCGTCGTAAATCTCGGAGAGCACGTGCTCGAGCATATCGTAAGCAATACGTACATCCGCGAATGCTGCCTTGTCGCCGTCGTGACTTCCGGCATTGCCGAGCCACTTCACCGCAAGGAGCAAAGTCTTCTGGTCTTCGTACCTCGGCGGCAAAAGTTGAATCCTTTGGTGGAGGTTGATCGATCGTTGTTTGCCCTTTACAACCATAAATCTTTTGACGCCCAGGGCGGTCATCAATGCCTCCACCGCAGTTCTAGCACAGTTGAGGGCTGCGCCAGGGTCGGCAAAGAACAATGCGAATGACTCGTGCAAATGTTCGCTCACTTTGTCAGGACATTTCGCAGGTATGTCCATTAGCACCAAGGGCGGTTGGAAGTAACGAGGAGTAAGCGGCTCTTCGGTCGACTGGGACCAGCCATTTTCGTCCTCGTACTCGAAGTAATCTACCCGACCCACCCCACTGCATGCCACTGGTTCGTTGCAGTCTGCGTTGTTGCAGCGGAATACACAGACGAAGACACTCTCAATCCAGTCGGGGTCCCACGCTTCGTGGGCGTGCGCTCTGCTGCTCGCAGCAGTTTCCTGGTTGACTAGCGAGGCTTTATCAATTTTTAGATGGCCCTGTCGACATACTGGACACGCCCAAGCGGGGACGCGATCTACAGTGAAAGGCAGCTGATATGGCGTTCGGTCCATGGAATTTATTAGCGTCAAGCCATTATTCTGTTAGAAACGGTCTCGGTACAACACGTGACTTGGTTACGTCCACTGCCGCAGCAGTTGCCCATTTAGGATCCAAACGGGAAGCTCGCGCTGCGCGTCGAAAGTTATATAGGCAACGCACATCGCTGGCAAGGCGATTGCCATCGCTTTTGCCATTAACTGGTCGGCGAGCCCGCTAACGCCCGCACCCAAATGTGAAGCGGACGCTGGAGAGTCTCGATGGGGCAGCGGAATATGGCTGAAGTTGGTCGAACCCGGTCCGACACTGAACCGGCGGGCCGCTCCGCGATTGATCGCTCAGCGTAGGGCGGAAGTCGACCCGATGCGGTCTTTCGACTCTTCACCGTCGGGGGGTCTCTTCGTGAACGTACAGCGGTCAGTCATTAACCCGTGTTGCCTAACGTGCCTATCTTCAGCGCCCCAATGCGCGTCATCGCCTTGGACACCCTTCCGCTCTGACCGCGCGCAAGCTTCAAACATCCCGACACGCTTCTTCGCGCGCTGGGGTTGCAGAGACACACCTTTTAAC